TCTTGCTGACGTTCACCAGCTGGGAGATGGTCCAGCGGATCACATCCATCCACGCGATGGCGGTCGCGAAGAAGAAACCTGCTGAGACGGAGGGGGCAAAGGTGCCTGCTGCTGTGGATACAATGCCGGACATTTTACTTTATGTTGAGAAAAAAGATCTACTGGGTCGTAGTGGAGTCAAAAAAGTAATACCCTGGACCCAGGTCGACATATGGGATAGGATCCTCCTCATCGTCATCATCCTCATATTCCTCCTTCTGGAGGATCACCGAGTACTTTACCCTGGGGACAAGCTCATCGTCTGATCCTTCGTCAGTGTCATCAAAAAGTTCATACATACTCTTTCATTGCTTTATTCACTGCTTTCTTCAACGCGCGTTCTGCTGGGCTCTCTGGTTCCCACGCGTCCCATGTATCGGCACACTCGTTCATCTTGATGGCATGTTCGTTGTCTGTGCCTTCGTACCGGACCCACACCGGTTCCTCCTCTTCGTCATCCTCCTCTTCATCCTCTTCGTCCTCGTCTTCATAAACCTCTGGGAACAGGGATCCAATTTGATTGCCTGTGACTGTCCTTGCAGCATACATGAGACCATAGCATACGTCCTGAGCGGTGATACAATCACGGCCAGTCGCCTTGGCGTAGTGTGCTGCGAGAACAACAGAGGACTCGAGTACAGGCAAAAAGATGTCAATCGCAGTTTGCTCCATGAGTTATATATGGTATGTTTTTTTATAAGGATGACAGCAGTTTCGGTGCTTCAGAGCGAGCTCACGACCGTGTCGAACCTGTGGAAACAAGATCTTGAGTCTTTGTAGAGGATGGAGGTTGATGAAATTATCAACAGTTTTGTAGAGACTGGTTCAGTACCAGATCAGATACTTGTCCAACTTCGTGCCATCACCAATTACGTGATTGAACGCGCAGGTTCAAAAGTGAATGAAATTGTTTCAAAACTCGAGGCGAGTCCGCCTACGTATATTCAATATACAACACCTAATCAACTTTTTGATTTATTCACAAATTCTTTAATTGCAGTTGTGTCTCCAGACACCATACCGACTTCTCCAGACACCATACCGACTTCTCCAGACACCATACCGACTTCTCCAGACACACCTATCGGTGAAACAGGTATCACAGTCACAGGGTTTTATGGACCATCTTTAACTGCAAATATCCTATCAGTCTACCTGACACAGAATGCACCCATTAAACCTGGAATGACAATTACAGGTCTGACTGGGATTCAACAGCGAGTCATTGTTCAGACGTACACTTCCAATGTATACGGAGATGTCGTGATCAACCCGGGTCCACCTGCCATTTCGTTCCCGTATGTGGCTTTAGTGACAGCGACCATTCAGGGGACTGGTACCATTCCAGTCGCACCAAGTTCTTTACTTCAATTGACGTTTAGGTTTGAGAAGGTGGAAACAAAAACAACGGCACATGGGTTCCGTGGTCCGCTCGTTTCTGGAAACAGATTCAGTGTGTACATCGTCGATGAATTCACTGGTCCGAGACCAGAGAAGGATTGGAAAGTTACGGGGTTCAGTGACATTTCAATGCTTCTTGTAGACGTTTCTGGGAATATCACTGTGACTGAACTGTTCGCAGAGCTCGGTACGGCGAACGTTCTTGCAGACACGGCGGCAACGAAAATAAAGACCCAACAGTATCTTTACAGACTCGATGTCGTCACAGACCAGCAGCAGGCGATTCCATTGCCGAGTTCCAGTGTCCTTTTGACATTCATGAGCCCAACCGCGACAATTGAAAGCAAGTATTATTCAATGTATGACCCTAAAATCTTCGATGCCACCGATATTATAGGTACTCCAGGTGAACTTAGAGACTTGAATTCAAACGTGATGACATCCGAGGGGCGTGAAGTATATACGACAGTCGTTGATCGCGGTTCTGGGACAGGTGCTCTTATAGGACTCTCTGCAGTTGGTGCACAAGATAGATATATGTTTGGCGGTGAGTCACAATGGATACCTCATATTCGACAACACACACCATTTGTTGTTTCCCAGCGTCTTACAATTCCTTTATCAAATATAGGAGGTTACTTGGGAAATTCTGTTCAGGTGAATATATTTCCACGGGAACGTGGTGACCTCATTTCCAATATGTACTTGAAATGTTCACTCCCTGCACTTCCGTCAGGGTACTATTACACTGAACTTGTAGGGCGTGCCATTATAAACAAAGTTGAGTTTATCGTAGACGGAATCGTCTACGAATCAATCACGGATGATTGGTATGTCATACACGATCAGTTGATGCTCGACGCTGATGAAAAACTAGGAATGTATCAATTGATCAGTAATGGCACACCAGAAGGTTCTAATGTAACTGCTACAAATCAAATAGATTTATTCATACCTCTTGAATTCTTTTTCTGTCGTCGGTTCACGCACATGCGTGAGAATAAAAAACCATATTTTCCAATGTGTGCAATTATGAACTCGACAATTTCAGTACGTTTCACTTTTAATAAAGCATCGTGGATTACGAATGCACCGATACCAGTCGAATTGATAAGACCTCAGTTGCTCGTAGAAGAAATTACATTATCTCCAAGGGAACGTATGTATTATCAAAGTCAACCTATGAATTTAAGAATTCCGCGTGTTTGGAAAGAAGCCGTTCAAACTTACTCAGGTGGTATAGCTCGTATGAATCTCACAGCCGACTTCAAAGTTTCTATGATAACATGGTTTATCAGAAATAAGGCGTACGAGAAAGAAAACAGTGCTTATTACTCATCAAGATATTCGTACGGGTATACAACAGATTACATTGTCGCTGCGACTCCAGTGACATTTTTTAACGGAGTTCAGTTAAGGTACATTGATACGATTGATTATGCGACATTGTACTTGAATAACCAAAATGTTCTTTCAAACTTTCCAGGTGGTCTTTATTATACATTCAAACAAGCGATTGATCACAAACTTTCTGTTCCGACAAAGAACTTGTACATGTACTGCTTCAGTGAAAGACCTTTAGAATACAATCATGACGGTGGAAGTATGGAGTTTTCAAAGCTTAGTTCCCAGACAACACATCTTGACATAAAATTTCTTGAACAGTATGCTCCTCAGATTCAAGCAGAGTACTCTCTGAACTTATTTTATTACGGGTACATTAATATACAAATTGCAAACGGAAGAGTTACGCGTATTTGACTATGAAACATTCAGTATTACCAGCGTTTGAAAGACTTCCAAACACAGTTCCGTTAGAATTATAAATTGTTACTGGGGATGAAGTGTAATACCCAGTTACGTAAGAATTCCCTGACCCGTCGACTGAAATACCATACCCTTCATCAACGTCTGTACCACCGACGTGTGTAGCCCATTGAGCAGTTCCGGATGTGTTGTAATTGACTATGTACGTATCATTACTTCCTCCATTCATAAGAGTTCCAAACGTAGTTCCGTCGGAATTGTAAATTGTTACCGGGGACGAATTGTAAAACCCAGTCATGTAAGAATTCCCTGAACCATCAACTGAAATACCACGTCCAATATCAACTCCTGTACCCCCGATGCGTGTTGCCCATTGCACAGTTCCAGAAGTATTGTACTTTACTATGAAAGCGTCATAATAGCCACTATTTACAAGACTTCCAAAAGTAGTTCCATCAGAGTTGTAAATTGTTACTGGGGATGAATTGTAATACCCAGTCACATAAGAATTTCCTGACCCGTCGACTGAAATACCGTTTCCACCTTCATTTATTGTACCTCCGATGTGTGTTGCCCATTGAGCAAATCCAGACATGTTATACTTGACTATGAATGTGTCAGAGCCACCGTCTGAATTAAGATTTCCAAAAGTACTTCCATCAGAGTTATAAATTGTTACTGGGGATGAAGCGTAATACCCAGTCACATAAGAATTTCCTGACCCGTCGACTGATATACTATATCCGTTTTCATAACCCCCAGAACCAGTGATATACGTTGCCCATTGAGCGAATCCAGATGTGTCGTATTTGACTATGAATGCATTATCAGTTATTTCAGTAGGAAGAGTTCCAAAAGTACTTCCATCAGAATTATAGATTGTTAACGGGGTTGGGATGAAAGAATTGTAAAATCTGTAAAAACCAGTCACGTAAGAGTTTCCTGACCCGTCGACTGAAATACCTAAACCAATTTCGTAACCGAAAGCTCCTATATGTGTCGCCCATTGAGCAAATCCATTCGTATTGTACTTGACTATGAAACAATCAATATTTCCAGAATTTGCAAGAGTTCCAAAAGTACTTCCATCAGAATTATAAATTGTTAATGAAGAAACGTCGTAATACCCAGTCACATACGAGTTCCCAGAACCATCAAGTGAAATACTAGTCCCTGCGTCGCCATCTGTAGCAGTAATACGTGTTGCCCATTGAGCAGTCCCAGCCGTATTATACTTTACTATGAATGTGTCAGATCCACCGACGAAATCAAGAGTTCCAAAAGTACTTCCATCAGAGTTATAAATTGTTACTGGGGATGAAGCGTAATACCCAGTCACATAGGAATTTCCGGATCCATCAACTGAAATACTGTTCCCAAGTTCGTAAGATGCACCAGAAATACGTGTTGCCCATTGAGCAGTACCGCCCGAAGGCGGAGGAGGAGGAGGAGGAGGAGGCGGGGTGGATATACCTGAGGAAAATGGAGTTGTACCGCCTTCTCTCAGTGGATTTAATGTAACTCCATTACCATCTTTTACTCTAAAAAGGTTGTACGAATGAGCATAAATTCTCAAATTTCTTTCATCCGAAGGACTTGCTGTAAGTGTCAATGAATGCTGTTGGCGCGTAATATTCGTCATGTTCATTTCACCAGTTGGTTGATCGTTTTCAGGCTCGAGTGCGAATGAATACATGTAGTAATTACCAGTCGGAACACGTGTATGATACTGCAAAGGCTGTAAAACGTGTAAATACTGGGCGGTTGCATAATTTCTTGTTATGAAATCTTGATTGTTGAAAGTGATCTGAAGGTTTACGAGATGACTTCCATAATCGTAAACATTTGATGCAGCTTCACTCTGAATAACCCAGAAGAGTTCTTTGACGTCATTCACAAAATCCGTATAGTATGTGTAGATTGTTTGAGTTGTAGACACAGGAATTTTAAACTGTAAACGTTGAAATGAATATGTCAGATACACGAGTTCATTCTTCTTGAACCAATCTCTTTCAGGTTGTGACAAGTACACATACTCGACAAACAAATCAACTTGAATAGATTTTGTATAAATCGAAGTTGTAAATGTACTCGAAGGGTTGAATACGACTCTGAACTTTGGAGCCTCTTTAAGAGCAATTAAAGGGAGACCCTTTTTTAAAATCAGAAACGGTAAAGGAATGTGGTATGAACTCAGAGCTGTCGTTGTTCCTGTGCCTACTAAATTAGATAATGCACTCTGTTTTGCCTGGGGAACTTTAATATCACCAAGCATGTACAGATTTTCCCCGTAAATACGTTCGATGAGTTGGTCCTTGTATGACAACTCAATGCGATCGATCATCGCAGTACCTGCACTTGGCTGCACAGTCGTTGGTGCATCTGTCGGCCATGTCACACGGAGGTACATGGAATGAGCCAAATCGCCAACTTTAGCAATCCATACTGTGATATCATCCCCCCAATGTACGTCTTTTGGAAATTGCAAACGTATCGTCTGTCGTGAGAACTGAGCAGGGAGATTCTCCATATTTACAAAGCAGAATTAAATAACAGTCCTCCAATCCCACCCTGGTATCCCAGAACGTTGAATGATTTACTGTACACTCTGAGATACAAATCTGAAGTTGGTGCGGACTCCAACGTGACATCAAGTACTGGGTAAGCTACTCGAGACATGTTGAGTGTCCCCGAAGGGTGTAGTTGTTCTGGATCGAGGGAAAATGAATACACATTGACGTTACTGCTCGTCGGCATGGTGGTATGTGTTTCAAATGTGCGAATGTATCTCGAAGTTACTTGGTCGTCGTCGATGATAATTTCGTTATTCAGACGGAGAACGATTCTGCTGACGACACCTGGATCTTGTACGACGATCCAAAACTCACGGACTGGATTGACAAATTCGAGAGGGAACGAATCAGTCGTTCGTCCTTGTTTGAATACGAATTCATTGATATCTGTCTGACCGTACAGTGAAATCTGGTTCGTTGGAGGAGGTTTGACATACTTTTCGTATTTCACTATGACACTTGTTGGGAGGTTAGTTCCTGACATTGTTATCGGATTATACTGAATAAAATCTTGATACGTCCAATTTGAATCAGATGAATCATCAGCTTCTACAATATAAATATATCTTGAACCTACTATAAATTGAAGACCTTGTACAGCAAGCCAATATGTTGGATCTGTATTAGCAACATTTGTACGGTGAGCAAGAAGAGTTATATTTGGATGAGAACCATTCGAAGAGTTAATTATTCCACCCGGGCGAAAGTCAATCCATTGCCAAGAATTTACATCATTAAAAGGTTTTGTTGTATCATATTGATGCCACGTTGTTACTCTTGAAAAATCCGTCACTGGAAATGTAGCCCTTTGTTGGTCAGAATTCGTGTAAAAATACATATATTTACCATCAAACCCACCTGCTGAACTATATTCAAAATCACTAGCACGAATTAACGTATCTCCTGTGAAATATTCCCATGAAGATTGTTGATTAATAGGTTTTGTAACGTCATAGCGTGAAAATCGTCCAGTTCCGCCTCGTGTAGAACTGGAACCTGTGTACAGGTATTTTCCATCTGATAATAAAAGTGCATTACTTAATGGAACAGGAGATATTATATTAGCATCTACTTGGCTATACCCACTTGGTGATGTAAAATTTTGTGTATCTAATTTAGCAATATACAGTGGAGCTGTTGCAAAATAAATGTACCGACCATCGAATACAGGTCTGAAATAATAATTAGTATTTGTAAGTTGTAATGTATCGTATATTCCAGGATAAATATCTTTCACAGATGCCGGTAAACCTGATGGTAATGTAGTATATGAATATGAAGTCGATGTGTTAAACCCCGCAGATGAATCATATCTCAACCACATTAAATTATTATGAAGTCTATTTCCAGGTATAAACTCATTCCCTGTTTTTGTAGCGACTGAATACGTCAACGTTCCAACGACAGTGACATCTGAACCGTTTTGTGTCATTGAAGAAATTACTTTGCTCGTTGGAAATATAGTTGCACCGCCAGTCGATTGAGTCGAAGCATATGTAGTCCAGAAATTTTGAAGAGCTGTTTGGTCACTTGCAGATAATGGAGCTGTTTTATTGTAAAACCGATATGTGACGGTCCATATCTTTTGAGTTCCGTCGAGTGTACCACTTACTAAACTCGTGTACGTTGACCCAATGATATAATAATTTATTTTATATAGTAAATACACGTAACGAGCGTCACTAAGTATATAATAAATAAAGTTACCTCCGTCACCATAAGGTGTACCTGGAAATCCACTAAAAAAGCTGTATGTGCTTGTTGTCCACGGAGTTGTGCTCACTGCAAGTACAGTATTTAAATCTGCTTTTTTGATATATCCACCCGTTGATTTGTATATGGTTCCGCCGTTTATTGTTATATACGCACCACCATAAGAACCTCCAGGTGTCCATTTATAAAATGTTCTTGTATCTTCATTATAAAATCGAAATGATGAATCAGAACTCAAAGGACCCATGATGACGTAATTTTTCCATCCTATAGCCGATTGTACATTAAAGTTATTTGTACCATTAGCTGTGATTGCTTGGAGGTTTGATGTTGCGTAAGAATCGCCATCTAAAAACCCATCTGTCGTGATCAATTCTGAAGGAAGATTTTCAAATTTTTCAAATTCGATATTGACTCGAACATCTTGATTATTGAGAGCTTTCATGTTTATTGTGTCAATGTCAAAGTTGAGACGAGTATAGTACTTTCGTGGAGCTGTAATAGTTGACGTGTCATTTTTACCTTCGAGGATAGTGAGTCCAGCTTGATTTTCGTATGGTATTCCAAGATCATCTTCAATGATGAGTCTTTCACTCGTAAGGCGATCGATCGTTTGACCACCGATGGTCAATGACGCATTTTTTATCAACTTACACGCAACCGACTCCTTGTACGAAAATCCGGTCGATGGTGGGGGCGTGAATCCGCGGATCCACCCTGCCTGAATAAGTGTCAGTGGAGCAGTTAAAGTTCCATTTGTAAAGTTGTATGCAGGATAGCCACTCACGTTGAAAAAATCAGGTGCGCGAATATCAAAGCCCCAAAATGAGGCGCTTTTTTCATTTTTGAAAAAGATGTTCGAGTACGCCGGGGACGTGAATACAAACTTTGTTTTGGTTGAATCGTAAGAAACAGAAATGTTCGAGTACCCTACAAAATTTGTCGCCCATTGATTTAAAAATTGCGTATTAAAATAACCGACGAAATCACCCGGCTGGATGGCTAATGTATTTGTTTGCACAAATATCCCACCGTCAACCTGGTCAGAGTACAAAGGGTACACGTAACCAGGGCCTAAAGGGTTGTACAGAGCAGGAAGTTCAGAACTCACAGTGAAACGTCTCACAACATCTCCTTTAGGAGGGATCAACGCTGATGCGGAATCACCAAATTTTATATTGGAGGCATCGAACGGAACCTCATATGTTTCTGCCGTATATTCTTTTGTTGGTTTACTTTTTACAGAAAATAAAGTATAATCAGGATTACTGACAAATGTTCCATTCAAGTCTAGATGAATTTTGGCACCTGACATGTCCTATTAAATATCGGGGTTTTATTTTTGCTGCGTATTCCGCGTGTACAAAAAAACCCAGTACAATATTAGGAAATGTCCAATTTGCAGCTCAAAAAGTTTGACCCGAGTAAGATTGGCGACGACAAGGTGTGCGTATTCATCGGTAAGCGCGGCACGGGAAAGTCAACGCTCGTCACGGACATTATGTACCACAAACGACACCTGCCCGTCGGTATCGTCATGTCCGGTACAGAGGATGGTAACCACTACTACAAGCAGTTTATCCCGGATCTATTCATCTACGGCGATTACAAACGAGACGCCATAGAAAAGGTGCTCGAGCGCCAGAGGCGAATCGTATCAGCTGGTGGTAAATCAAGTGCCTTTTTGCTTCTGGATGATTGCATGTACGACAAGGCGTTCATGAAAGACACATGCATCAGACAATGTTTCATGAACGGGCGTCACTGGAAAATATTCTTTTTGCTGACTATGCAGTATTGTATGGACCTGAGTCCAGACCTGCGTGCAAACGTCGATTACGTGTTTGTCCTCCGCGAAAATGTGATTCAGAATCGTGAGCGTCTGTACAAGGCGTTCTTCGGTGTGTTTCCGACGTTTGACATGTTTTGTCAGGTGATGAATGCCTGCACCGAAAACTATGAATGTCTCGTCCTCGACAACACGAGCAAATCCAATCGTATCGAGGACTGTGTTTACTACTACAAGGCGCCGATTCGCAAAGGGTTTCGGATCGGATCCGAAGCCATGTGGCAGTACCACCAGAAAAACTATAATCCGAAGCACGTCTCAACGCCATTGGTCACGTCTGGAACACCACCAGGGAGCGCTCGTCGCCCAGGTGTCACTGTGAAAAAGGTCTGACGGACACACAGGCACGAAAGTGCCCCCTAGAGGATTGATTGCGCCCCTATCACGTAAAAGATTTCATACACACCAATAGATGATTATCGAGAATCTCGATTTCAATGGATCGAGCGACATCCTGCAGTACATTCCTCAGGTGGAACCTGTGCAGCAGCAGCCGACACAGGACCAACCACCTGTTCAGCATCAGAGTTCGTTCGGTCTCCCAGATGAACTTCAGCCGGTGTATCAGACGCGTGCGATCGAACAGCCCGAGTTATTTAAAGCCGAAATAAAACCTCCCCAAATAGAAATGGATTTCTCGACGCCAATTTCTGATGTTGTGCCGAGTGCTGATTTCGACATGGGGCCATCGATGGGTGGCGGTCCGTACAAGAACCCACAGAACAATAGAGTGGCTGCGCTGAGCCTGGACAATGCGTCCGCCGGCCCAGTTTCCTCATCCTCTTCAAAGAACCCATTTGGTCTGACTGACGACCAGTTGAACGCGGCGCTCGCGGGCATTGCCGCAGTCGCTGCATTCTCCAAGCCGGTTCAGAACAAATTGGCGGATCTTATTCCTAAATATATGAGCGATGCGGGTAATCTGTCAGCGACAGGCATGCTCGCTACCGCATTTATCACGGCTGTTATTTTTTTCATTGTTCACAAGTTCGCCAAACCCCCACCAAAGAAGTAGACGCGTCTAGTTCGAGTACAGCAGCCCGCCCATGCCATCCTTGATGCGCAGGACGTTATAGTTCATCGCGTAAAAGTAGCGACCGTTGCCGCCAGCCAGAGTGCTCAGTGAGACACCGGCCGGTGCGACGATGCGGTACGTGTCGATGCGTGAAAAGTTCAGCGTGCCAGTTGGCTGAAGCTTTGACGTGTCCAGGCAGTAGGAAATCAGTGCGACGTTCGCCGTTGCACCGCCGTGGTTGTAGCCGTAAGGGGTGTGGTAGTATTGGGGAACATCGATCCACTGGAACATGGAGCGCGAGTCACCAATGTCCACGCCGTTAATCTGCGTCTTGAACTGGTAGTTGACGGCTGGGATCTGGGTGGTACCCACGCCGTACGAGTTTGTGTAGTTGTTGGACTGGAATGCAAGGAACTTGATGGGGTGAGCCAGAGCCAGCTCCTGCATGTTGCCGGTCGCGATGGGGATGCGGTTCATCTGGGTGATCAGCAGGTCCATGGGCGTGTTGGCAAAGTACTCACGCTCCGCCTGGTCCAGGTACACAAAGTTGGTCCAGGCCTCGTACTGGAACGAGGAGTAGGCGGCAGTCGCCGGCAGACCCGTCAGCGCCAGCGTCGAACCCAGGGTTGTGCTCCACGTGATGCGAATCTCGACGTCGTGATACTGGAGCGCCACCAGGGGCAGAGACACGTTCCAGTCCTTGCAGAAGAAAAACTTAAGCGGCAGGAACCCATTGGTGATGTTGGTGGGACCAGTGCCGTTGTTGAGGTAGCGCTGGGAGAAGTTCTGGGCACCAGTCACCGCCTCGACGCTCGTCATCCACGTGATGTCCTGTGTATCGACAATCTGACCACCGACAAGCAGCTCAACCTTGTCGATGACGTTGGTCCAGTTGATACCTGGGATCAGAGCACCAGTCGAATCTCTGGCAATCAGGTACATGTAGTTGATGAGGTCACCCTTCTTCTCCAAACGGATCGTGGAGATGTTACCAGCCGAGGGGTTACCCTGGATCAGTTGGCGTTCGGGTGAGTTGGCGTAGTGTGTGTAGCGTTTGTAGCTGGAACGATAGAAAGAAACCTCTGGCTTACCCGTCAGCCACGCGTCCTGAGCACCGGTCGCGACAAGCTGAACGATACCACCAGACATTTACAATGGTGTGAGAAAAAAACTGGTCTCGAATCGGACACGGAAAACTTTCCACCTGCGGTGGAAAGGTGAATCAGTCCTGAATCATGATGCCGCAATACTCGAGCGAACCTTCGATTGGCGTATAAATGCCCAGAGTTTTACAGAGCGCCTTGAGGTCTTTGAACGACGCCCAGAATTCAGGAGAATGATCATACTCGTCGACTGTGACGTGAGCCAGTTCATGAATGAGCACATTCATCGCCGAGTTTATATCATCCTTGTCTAGGCAGATGTAAATTTCATACCCTTTATTTACGTTATAGCCTATGGTGCCTCGATTCATACGGGACCCGTGGATTCCCGTGAGGATACACCGTTTCCTGAGGCGAGCGAATCTCGGATCGACAACCTCCGTGCTCTTGAGGTGATTCAAAAGCACGTCGTATCGCTGACGAATGTCCGTCATGAGTGGCGCTTCACGGCGACTGCTCCATGCAGCAACCGCGAGGGTCACGACGAGCAGACCCGTCTGTATGATTCCGGATGCCATCCTACTGATCTAGACGTAGAAAAACAAACTGCGCATAAATGTCGGTGACGAGTCCCGTCTTGTCTGGTGTGATAGGTCCCCACGCTACACATCGAAACTCGGGCTCGAGTGCATGACGGAAGGCGTTCCCATCGAGGAGGGGTTCATACTTGGGGCCGTCTGCGTAAAACGGACCGTCCGTCAGGCTCATGAGCACCTTATCATCGTGAATCTCAAAGACGTTACCAAGTGCATCTGGGGAATTAGCGCCCTCGATGAGACTCTTCTCAGGTGTGATACCGAGG